TGGAGATCCCGGTGACCGTGTAAAACGGCGACAGGATGCCGATCTTCATCTGCAAGTTGCTGAGTGAAGATCTGGTGACCGTTTCGCCAGCAAGGTGAGTTTTAGTGAAACGGGCCTTGAAGGTCGTTGCCGTAATGTCATAGACGTAGACGCCTTCTTCATTGGCCCCTCCACCGTCGATCAGCATATAGGTGTTGGGTTCAACCCCAACCATGGAAGAGGGAGTGGCGTCCAGAACCTCGGCAGAGATCACATCGGCCGCGAGATCGGTGCTGACCTTATCATCCACAGGCCAGCCCGTTGCCGTTCCAATGATCTCGTTGGATCCAGTGACAGCGTCAATCGTACCGTCAGCGAAGGCGGCGGGAACGGACAGGATCAGCTGTTTGGTCAGACCACTCCACACCCGCTTGGAAGTGATGAGTCGGAGGTTGTCGTTAATCTTCCTGCGTATCAGCTGTGGGGGATATTTCGGGCAGACCGTTAGAACATGGTCTTGCATCTCCCGAAAGTTCTCTTGAAACCGTCCACCTGGCATTCAACACCCCGCAACCCCTATCCGATACCGTAAGCCGTTACGCGCACCGTCAGATCCGATAGATCCGTGGCGGGAGGAACCTCCGGTAACGCCCCTGCTCCTGTAGGACCCTGAAAGGCCAATAGCAGCTCGTTGTCACGGTCATATTGGACGACCCTTCCAAAATCGGTTCCAATCCCACCTTGATCGGAAACCAGCTGGTTCACACGAGACAAGCCCAGGTCGCCCGGGGTCAGAGGTTCACCGTTTGTGGGATAGGAAGCGTCAAAGGTGATATCGACCCTCACGCCCCGCTCGTTTCCAACCGACAGATCTTCTCGGTTCGCAAAAGTTAAAGGCATAGTTATACCTCTCCTCGTCAAAGTAGGAGGGGCCACAGGGACCCCTCCCATTGTGCTCACTTACCGCTCGCGCAAGCTACCAGTCGAGATTCGACAGAATCATCGGATTCTGGTTGCTCACACGCGCAGCGATAGCCTTTCCGTAAACGACTCCGGTAGGCGCAACACCTGATGCGATCCTCCCGAAACCCAAATCGGTTGTGCTACCAATGCAGAGATCTCCAGCCACAGTCGAGGCAGCGGTGTTGGCCGTAACCACTCCACCCACCTGGACGTAACAGAAGTTCCCGTTGGTGATAACTGACCCATAGACTCCAGCAACGGCGTTGATGGTGCCAAGGCTGTTGGTTTGGTCGCTGGTCACCGTATAGAGACCCGTTTCCGGATCCAACGCGAACCAATGAGCGACTCCACCAGCAACAGTGGCTACAGCGCCTGCGCCTTCGTTATGGAGACAGTAGCGGTAAAGGTTGCCATCGAAACGGACAATCGCCCCTAAGACTCCAGGTGCAACACCGGGTGAGGGGAGACCGGGAGACTCCCGGAATATCTCGCCCTCGTTGACCGTGCGAGGGTCACCGGTGCTGATCTGAGTTGTCTGCGGTGAAAGTCCAAAGCGTTCGCCTGCCATGTTTAACTCCTTTCTTTCACCTTAGTTAACGATACCGTCGATAATGAAATTGAGGCGAGGAGCGGGGAACAGTAGGTTTCCTGCGAACAGGTACTGGCCGGCCACGTCATCCGTGTTCTGGGCCTCTTTCCATCCGGTGAACCCAAACTGGTACTTCCGGTTGGTGGTGATCCAGAACTGCGCATGTTTCGTGTTCATGCCAATAAGCTGTTGCGCGGGTTGATACTGATCCACGACCATCTGAGCTCCATTCCATCGAAGCGACATGAACCCGATCTTTGCCACATCGGAAGATTCCTCGAGGAATCTCTGCTGCGGCTGGATTTTATTCCAGAACAGGTTCCACACTTCTTGGTCTGAAGTCATCAGATCGACGTGCTCTGCACCGAACCAGGCCGCACCGAACGCGGTTTGCACCCCGCTCAGCGTCAATGTCGGGAGAGTGGACTGGAATCCATTAATCCCTGCATTGTTCGTCCCGTCAGGAACGATATCGCTCCTGTCGATGCCGCCGTAAGAACCGAACGCATTCCCATTGTCGAAAGCCGCTGACATTCCATCCAACTGGAGAGTTGAACTGGAAGTCCCCTGGCCGTCCAGGTACATATCCGTGGCTAACAACTTCGCCATCTTTCCCGCTGCGTTGACGAGTTTGCTTTCCACATAGGACATGGCTGCTTCCGGACCTCGGTTGAGAACATTGTCCGTACCGAAGAGAGTGACGTTGACGTAGTAGTACTTGACGTTGACCTCGACAGCGGTGTCGGTTTCAACATACGACGTATCGAACGTTCCACCTCGGCTAAAGGCATCACCAGTCAGCTCAGCGTAGATAATCGGATGACGAATCGTCCGACCACCCTCAAAACGCTCGGCGTTTCGAGTACGCAAACGAGTAAAGACCGGAGAAGCCTCGTAGACGTTGTCCACCAACCGCGGGATGATGAATCGGTTCGTTTTCGAACTAATGTCATCAAAGGTTAGTGCCATACTTTCCTCCTTGAGTTACAACAAAAAAACAACAAGTGGCTTGCTTAGGCACTTTCGACTTCCCGAACAACCTTTCCACCTTAGCTTTCGGTGGCTTGCGGCGACGGGCTGCGACGGCGGGGCCATGCAGACCTTCCCACTAATTCCCTATCCTTACTCGGGGGCAACCTTCCCCTCTTTACGAAGCTCGGCAGCAGCGGCAGCAGCCGCCTGTTTGGTGGTCAGCTTGGAGTCAAGCCCTTCAGCTTCCCTGTTCATCTGCCCAAGCCTCGTTTCAACGGGACCCTTACCGATGGATTGACCTCCGTCGTTATCCAGCGGAAACTGTATTTTGGACTCAATCTTCTGGCGCTCATCGGCGCGCGCCGTTTCGATCTTGGCCTCCACGCGCTTATCCTGGACGTAGAGATCGTAAGCCGTTCGGAACTCCTCCTGAGTACCTAACATTCTGCGATCGGTCGCAAACTTGATAAATTCCTCGCGGTTCAAACCCTCCTTGAACTCCTCGTTGTGGCTTTGATTGAGATCCATCAAAAGGAAAATATTGTCGTAAATGTTACCGGCGAGTCGGTTCCCGCCTTCGAGTAACATTTTTTCAGCCTGGTCCTTGGTAAAGCGACCTTCCCCATTGGCAGCAGCGGTCCTGAGGTCTTTGATTTCGTTGCGCAAAATCGTGACCTCTTTCAGCATTTCGCCCTCTGAACCTTCGGAAAAGTCACCTGCGCGGATCTTGTCCTGCAGCTCAACGATCTTCTCATCCCGCTCGGCCAGGGATTTCTGCAAGCCATCTGCACGAGTCACGTTTTCGGAAACGATCTTGTCGGCATCGCCCTTCCACTTGTTCCACTCGCCGGTTTTCTGCTCAAGAGCATCTTCCTTGGCCTTCAGCTCCTCACCCTGCGTCTTCAGTTCTTCTTTCCCCTCGTTCATCGTGCGGTCGTAGTCGGCCTGACGCAGCCAACCCGCTTGAAGCGCATCCGGGGCGTTTTCCATGGTTTTGAGGAGCTGCTTCCGATAAGCGTCAGTCATCCCCTCAGTCTTTTCGATAAACTCTTTCAGTTCCGGTCTCAAAGGCATCGTTTCATCTCCTTCAGCTTCCCTTTGCTTTCCCCGCAGGGGGCTTGCGCTCAGGGCTGCGCGTTAGGGATTAAAAATATTTAATCTGGAGAAGGACTGTGCTACGATGGGTTTTCCTATTAGCCCATCCGGAGTCCTTCTCCGGATCAACTGCCCTGGGGGACACTTCCCCCGGGGCTTTTGCGCTTTTACACGCTTATGGGAATCTTGGTTCCCATGTTTACCGCTGGGGACGCTCCCAAGGGCGCCTGTGGCGCCGGGGATCCCCCCTGCGCGGCCAAATCCTTGTTTACCTCTTCCCTCATGGATGCAATGAAGTACCGAATGTCAGGGAGAAGCTCGGGCTCCTTCACCTTCGCCAGTTCCCGTTCGATATTCACCGCTGTCTGAATGGCTCCACCTGATTCCGGAAAGGCGTCCGTTGGCGTTGCGGGTACAGGGGCTCCCGATTGCGCCAGCTTGACAGACAATTTGGTAATCAGATTGTCCGCTATGGGAGCCAGTCCCGGTTTCATTTGGACGAGTTTTGCGATCAGGGTAGTGATCACATTCAGATCAGGTTCTCCTGGAGCTGCCATTCCTCCTGGAAGTCCCGGAGGTTGCTGCACTGGAACCTCTGTGGGTGGGGTAGCCGCCATCTGCGCACCTGGGGTCGGCGCAGGAGTTCGCGCCATTTGAGCAGCCGCATCGATGGACGGTGGAGGGGCTATTCCCAGATCGGTGTAAGCCACAGGCTCTCCTAGTAAGGATTACCCTTCTTCATTGAGCCGCCAGAGTCTCCACCTCTCTCACCACCAGCACGCTTCTGGTTCACAGAAATCGGCTCTGGAGAGTGAGGGCAGAACACGGCCGGCGAAGTGAATGATTGAGCCGAGGGCATTGCTCCCGGGGCTGGATAGGTTCCTGGATCGTGCCCAGGGTAGTAGGCGGGAACGACCAGGTCGTGTCCCATTCCTTTCTTGTCAGGCATAACTTCCTTCCTCCTTTTTTGCTCACCGCCGACTGGATTTCCGTCGGCTGGAGCGTTTCGATTTACGTTTCCCTTTGTCTGTTCTCCTCTGCTCTGAAGCCGCAATCGCGGTTGCCATCTTTACGTCCGTGACAACCTCTCCTGTGCCGCCGTGGTGAAGGGTGCGTTCACCGTATTCACCCATCACCCTCTTGAACTTTTTTCCAACCTTTATCTTTCCTTCATGCTTCCTCCCGTGAGCCATTAATGTTTTCCTATTTTCAGCATAAACACCTTGTCAAGCCAACTTGAGCAAATTCTGTATATTTTGGGAGCCTTTTCCACCCGCACCGCCTTGAGTTCCTCCCGCAGCTCCCGACAATAATTGGCTCAGTGTCATGCGCCGAATCATGGCAACTTCTTCCTCGCCCAACTCTTTCATCACTCTCTCGTATTCGTTCTCCATTCCAAGTTTCCGGAACAGGGCTTTTGTGCTGTATCGTCCTTCTTTCGCCAAAGCAAAGGCGACAAGGGCTTCTTTCTCCCGGTTGGCATTGAGTGTGCTGCCTTGTGCCATCAGAAACACGAACTGCTTCCTATGATCTTGTGGATGAATCCCGGCAGGTGTCATTTCCCCTGGTACCCAATCAAACACATCTTCAAAGCTCACTCCGTCCCGGCCCAATAGAAACATTCGCCTACGAACGTCATAGAACTGCATGAAATTGGAGATCATCTGTTCGCCCATCTCTCTCAATGCGATCTCGATATAACGGCCCCTCAATCGCATGATGGTCTGCTGATTCTCTCTCAACGCTTCAAGGGTATTCCCAGCCGGAGTGATCTTCTTGCGGGCCAGCCCGCCCACGTCGAGCAACCCGGAATCATCGTCCATCTCGTTTTGAGCGTACAAAAGAGTGTTCTGGACGAAGCTAGGAAGATCAGGGATCCGAGCATATTGCGGTGCAGCGGGTGACTGTGGGCTGTACCCGATCTTGGCATTGGGCATATTCGGATCCATCTGTGCCTTGACCGCGTAGCTGAATGCGTTGTCCGGGAAGATGAGCGGAGGATTGACCGCTTTCTTGATCATATCCAAGATCCCGGCAAGAACCGTGTTGACGATATCCTGAAGCGGAATCTTGGTTCTCAATTCACTGATCCCATGAAATTGCCAAGGAACGGGCTTGAGTCGAACCGTGATGAAGGGGTAGCGTCCGTGCCAGAAAGGATTGGGACCGTCGTACATAATGTCAAACTCATCACCGCCCGTGATGATCAATCGTCCACGCGGATAGAGCCTGTTACCCGGATCGACTCGATAGGCCCAATTCGTGTCCGGTGGTCCCATAATCACTTCATTATCCGAAGTGTTGAGTTGGTCATCTTTAATCCAGAACTCTGTGTAGGGGGCTTGCTGGAGAACTCCGGGAAGGTATTGAGGGACACCGCCAATGACACGCTTCATCTGTGGAGAAAGAAGCTCAAAGGCGTGCTGGCCGACATACTTGGGCCGTGAAAAGGGTCGAGCGTAACTGCTATGCTCTACGCTTGGTTTGACCTTCCAGCCAGTCAGTGGGTATCTTTTTTTGAAAAAGGACAGGCTCCTGGTGTCGCGGTAAACGACACCTTGCCACTCCTGGAGTTCATGAGAAGGTCCGATCGGCATCACCTGAGAGATCCCCAAGGGAACCAGCTGAAAATCGCCTTCCCCCCCCATCAAACTGGAGTTCCAGACAATGCGCAGAAATCCGGTACTGAGATAGGCATGGATGGTCGCCAGGGCCAACTTCAGATCGTTGTCCTGCATCGTCCACCAAGCCTTATTCGTTTTCGTGTGAATCTCGGCTTGTTCGTGGTAAATCTTATTGAGGGTCTGGACTTCAAAGGTGGGACGAACATCGGTGAGAACGGCTGTCACTTCCTCAAGCTGCCTCAAGAGGCGATTATTGATGGGTGCAGCCTTGTAAGAGGGCCTCTTGCTCGGCCATTGGTTTCCCATCAGGTAGGAGATGTGTTGATCGACCTGGCGCACCTCCTCAGAAGCCGACATATACTGCCATGCCTGTTCGTGAGCGGTGTGTGCGTACTCCTTTAGCCGCTTCTCTTGCTGCACTGGATCGAGTCCTGGCCTGTATTGAAGCAGCTCCCAAGGCTGCTCTGGCATTTTGTCGGCTGGCTGATCAAACAGTGCCATGTTTCTCTCGTTCCTGGCGGCGGTATTCTTGGGGGGTCATTATCAATCTTGAAGCTGGTTCTTCGGTCTTCCGCGGTCTGGATACTTCTATTTCGGCGTCACACCCAAACTGATTGCAATGGAAGGCAACGTCGCCATCTTCTCGAAGATAGGTCACTTCGTAAGCCGATCTCTTTTGTCGACGGTCGCATTTCGGGCAGATGAAGGTCATGTATTCGGAGCCTTCTTCTTTGGTTCTCCGAATACGCTTCATCAGGCGACCCGTGATTGAGTCCTTATACTTTTCTCTGCGGTCAACCAGGCCCCCTCCACTATTGGTGATTTTCAGGGCGGTGGTGTGAAGAACGAGTCGTGTCATCGTCTGCCCACGTCGAAATACTTGCGCCTCGAGGTATCCTTTTGCCTGAATCGCTGATTGTGAGGTTTGGTTCCAGTGGATACGAGATTGGGATCATCGACCCGCTGCACCCCAAATTCATTTTGGAACGAGCTCAAGTCTTTTTGAGTACGAACCGTCAGTGGTTTGCCTTCAGGATGAATATTGTTCGTGGTAAACGGCTCGAAGGCTGCATTGACTTTTGTACTGAAAAGCATCTCCATCCGTTCTCCACAGCAATCCGGCCAGATCGGTTCCGGATCGAACTTCTTGTTGTGGACGTTCAGTTCTTTACGTCCACATTTTGAGCACTCAAAATCCCAGACTGGCATCTCAAGCCGTCTTTTGAGAAGCGGTGTCTACATAGAGACCCCGTAGGTACTCCTCGAACTGCTGGTTGGCAAATTCCTCAAGGGGGATTCCCATACCCTGCGCGAAGTCCTTGAACGATTCCGCGCACCATTCGGGCAAATTGATCACGACTTGATCCTTCCGGAGAGCCAGTGGGCCTTTCCCCGGAACTTCCTGAACGGTAGAACTTTGAGCAGCCTTGAGCTCCTCCTTCATTGAGAAGATTGCGCCGTACAGGTCAGAGGGTCCCGTGAGGTTCACCCCCAGGATCTTCTGGATCCGGTTGCGGTTCTCCTGATCCACGACCAAGACCTCTCCCTTAAATTCTCGCGTTGCGGCTTCCTTTTTCTCTTCCGGAGTTGGATCTGGCTTTGAGGGTACAGACGTCTGTACTGCTTTCGGCTTTCCAAACTTCGCATCGGCGCGGGCGATCTCTTCCTGCATATCGGTGGTGTCGTTGAACTGGTGACCCGCGTCGCAGTAGGTGAAGAAAGCTCCCTCACGGTTTTTCAGAAAGTTGTCACGGACGCCCCCGAAGCGGCACCGGGGACACGGAACTTCAGATGTTGTTACTCCTGGCATACTGCCCTCCTAGTTTTATTGTGCGTGTGGCGTCAACCCCTATAGAGTGTTTTGGAGAATGTTAGCTAGTCGATGATTTCCATTCTCGCCACGGGCGCGCGCAGTCTCTTTCCCTTCAACTCACAGGGCTTCCCAAGAGCGATGGACGGGGTAAACGGGTGCGTGTAAAGCGACTGCTTAAATCCCGTCTTGGAGTTCCCTGAAAGCTTTTGTCCACACAGGGGACAGTAGGCGTCCGGGAAGATCGGAGCATCAATGTACCGCGCTGTCCCCGCCAAGGTTGCTTCCTCAGCCTTACCGCTCATCATCTTCTCGGTCAGATCCTCTCGATCCTTGTAGATCTTCTGCATTCCGGTGGGCTCTGCCTCTGATTTCTCAATCGGAAGTGTCGTCTCCGTTGTGGAGCCCACAGCCTCGGTCACGGTCTCCACCTCGTCAATCTTTTTCGCTCCATTGGTGGCTTCCGGAGCTGTTTCCGGGGCTGCTTCTACCTCAGACTTCGCTGCCTTGGCCTTGGTAGCCTTCTTGCTCTTCTTCGGTTTTTCTTCGACCTGTGCCATGTTTCCTACTTCTGCCATGTTTCCTCCTTCTAGAGTAAGTTAAATTGTGAATCCCCTTGCGTACCAAATCCTTGTTGATCATGGACCGGGGAGTAGTCCGTGTTTTGAAAATCTTTGCGGGGATCCCGCATCACCACGCTCTGTTTTTCTTCCAGGAGATCCGGATGGACCTGCCCAAGACATTTGGTGCAGATCATTGCTGCAAACAGGGTGTCATCGAACGTGCCCAACCGCGCTTCATAGCGGTCATCGCCAGCGTCGATGAATGTCCAGCACTCGTTAAGCAACCGTTGGGAACGTATGTGGAGCAAGTCTTCGTCCATCATCGTCTTGAAATTGTCAATCAAGGCATTGCGGCTGCGTGTCTGAGTCACCCATCCGAAGTAGTTGGTGAGGTGTCCTTTCGTTTTATCTGCCCACCGCCAACGGTAGAGGTTGGGATACTTCAGGTGGTGCAGCAAACTTTCTAAAACCGTCTGAATGTTGTACTCGACGGAGAACTGACAGGTGTTGTAAAGAAAACCCAGGGCTGCTATTCGTCGAGCGAAGGGTGTTCCCCCTTTGTGACCTCTCCACTCGGCAACCTGGGGGATCGGTAAGTGGCTCTGTGTCACTCTCCACATCGAAGCGGCTGAGTAGTCTTTGCCCTTCACGCCCTGGCCTGGGTCAGCTCCCCCGTAGTAGACCTTGTTCATCTTTGGAAATTCCCAAATCCAAAGAGGAGCGTCGTTCATGTTGAGGTACTCAATCAACTGAGGGGTCCGCTGGCCGTTCTTCTGCTTGACCAGTTCGATATCGCCAAACCAGATCGGCTTGCGAATGTACTTCTTCTGGATTCGGCGCAATTTCTTCTGTTCCCAAGGGATTGTTCCCTGGACTCGAAAAGCTGCTTCAGGGAAGGAAGGATACTCCTGCTCGACCATCTCGGAGTCCTGATCGACCGCTTCGAAGTCGGCTGCAGTCTCCCTTCTCCAGGACAACTGTTCCCTGCTCAGATCCACTCCGTAGTCATCCCTAACTTTCAGGATCAAATCTTTCTCATCTTCAGTCGGGTGAAAATCGCTCCGGTCCTGGGGGGTCTTAAAGGGCTTGCTGTATTCCTTTTGTTTCCACCAGGGGCAGAACTTCGGTCTCCAGCTCAAAGCTCCCTGTTCGGCTCGCTGGTACAAGCGGTGATAGGGGTCTTCAATTCCTTCAGCAGTTCCTTCCATAACCCAAACGGAAAGACGATTGCCTTTGGTCGCAGCAGGAAACAAATCCCGGGTCAGGATCTTCAAATCACGCCATAGGCTGATTTCTGTAAGGTGTCCATTTTGCAGGGTGAAGCCCCGACTCGATCCTGTTGGCTTGTTGGCAGCATCCACAAAGAAATTGGAGCGGAGTCCTGGCCGAGCTAGCCGCTTGTTTTTATCTCTCCGATCGAACCGCATGAACTCGCCGTGCACTTCGTACTGAATCTCTGGGCGCAACCACCAGGGCAAACAATCGTAGGCCAGCCGGCTCATATCGAAGATGTGAGAGGAGCGGATCCGCTCATCGGCAATCACCAAGCTATTCGTCAGCTCGTTGAAGATAGTCCGGTAGAAGATCATGGCCTGGACCATCGTAGACCAACCGATTTGACGAGCTTTCAGGAGAATCCATTTGATGGGGATGTTGTTTTCCCAGGATAGTTCAACGTCTTCCCAGAGAATCTCCTGGCTCTCCCAAAAGGGATAGAGCGTCATCAACTGCGGTGCACCGAACTCGTCACCCTTGGTCGCGATAACGTGGTAATTTTCGAGGTAGTAGCGCACACTTTTCGGGTCATTTCCGTGAATGCGCTCCAGTTCTCTATCCAGGGTGTCGCTCTCAGAGGGAAGGAGACTCTCCCAACACTGGGCCACATTGCCGTTAAAGCCCTTGAACTTCTCATCGAAATGCTCAATGAGTTCTTCGACGTATTTATCTTTTCTTCCAACGATGTGGGGCATTACACTTCAGTTCCGTAGCCGTACTTTTCGATGGTGAGAAGATGCTCCTGGTACTCCTCCTCGCCCATACCGCTTGTTTCTTTCAGCGCATCCAGTTCTTCCTTGAAGGCGGCTTTCTGATCGTCCACGATATTGAAGCTGCCATCAGTCTTTTCCTCTTTTCGATGATCGCGTTGGAAATTCAAGACTCGCCGTGTGGCGCCAAACTCTCGCGCGAGCTGCGCGTCCAGAGCGCGGGCAATCGTTATGTAGTACCAGCTCGTATAGAGAACGGC